GAGTATATAGCATTTCTGCCTTTTTTTTGATACTCCAAGATTTAGGCATAGGGATATAAAATATAACGCATATTTCGTTTCCTAAGTTAAAATTATTCTCCCTAGCCCATAACCTTATGCTGTCTTTATATTCCCAATATTTAAGAACAATAGGTCTTTTCTTCCAAGAATCAGCACGAGTCATTCTTGGTTTAGCCATACCAGGTAAAGGATATTTAGCTAGCAGTTTTAGTGTTTTCTTCATTTTTTAATTTAACTTCATATTTTTCCTTACACCTTTTATGAACAACCCTTTTATTGCTAGACATAGTTCTATTACAAGCACAGCCGACAAACTTTTTATTGCAATAAGCACACATTTTATTGTTTACTGTTTCTTTCATCTCTTGTAATTTTTTCTAATTCAAACTCTAAATGAGCTATTGCTTTAGTAAGGCACTCAACAGGAGTGTCATGCTTGCGATATGCCCTTAAAATATAAGTGGTAGCGGTAGCGAGGTGGTATGGTAAATCAAAATTATCACAAACCTTTCTAGCCTCATAACCTTCCTTACCTTTATAATATTCTGGAACTCTACTGTCTGTGTCAATTTCTCCACCACTCCATTTATTATCTTTATCTTCTACAACCTCATCTTGCCAGGTGCTGTTCGGTGTCCAACCATTCCTACCTTTCTCGTAGTAATGCTCGTTGTGTTTAGAATCTGTCTGTTGTGTATCCATGTTGTCTTTTGATTTCAATGTTTTTAATTTTAATTATTACTTCTCCCTTTTTTCTTCTTATTTTCCTTATCATTTTATCCATAAGTTGTTCTTCTATCTCTTTATGGTCTGTTGAAAAAGCGAAGGTATCTATAATCGCTTGTTTCTTTTGTGTTCTAATTCCTTTGTTTTGATATTCAAAGTCAATGACCACTCTATATATTGGCTTTTTCATTCAATATATTATAATCAGTATCATCTAAAGGTCTTTTAGAATCAAGTTCTACTTCAAGACTTTTAAGCTCACTGTGCATTTTAAAAAACATCCATAAAGCTCCAAAAAAAAGACCCATACTAAATGTTACGAAGATTGCTATTAGATTTTGTATTATTTCCATTTGTTTTATTTTTTAGTTTCTACTTCTATTTCATTTAATAATTGTTGAGGAGTATATATAGGCAGTTTGTCATTATAATTATTATAGATACAGGTAAAGTTTTTGTCTTTTTTATCCCAAGTCCAAAGTAAATTTAGATTTTTTTCAATTTGCAACCTCAACACCCTTTTTATATTCTTGTACATTTATTTATTTTTTGAATTAAAATTTTCAAGGTTTTTCTTAAACCTTTTCTTTTCCTCTGCTTTAAGTCCTTCATTTATTGCGTATTTCCCTAAAAATGTAACTATTACTATAACTCCTAATAATATCATCATATCTATTTAATTTTATTGTTCATATTACAATATAACAACTTTTTTTTTAAATAAACAGCATTATATTAGACTTTTTTGTAGTTCCATCATGTAAGAGGCATCATCCAACCCTTCTCCAATCTCTGAATACCTCCCATTTTGTAGGTTATATTTGAATTGAGCCTCACCTAATTCTCCAATATGTCTGAACTTTACTTTTTGGACATAAACACTTGTCAATTCATTTTTAAAATCTCTATATACTGTTATTCCGTTATCCACTTGATTATAAAAGTTAGCCGAGCCTGCAATATCATAAAGAGTTGGTATATCATACATTCCATTCTCTTGTTTACTCATTTTACGAGGATGAGCTACAAGGAAAATATGAATATCATATTTTTGTTTAAATATAGTTAGCTTAGTTAGGAATTTATTTATATAATTTGTTTCACTTCCATTACCTAAATCAGCATTAATTTTATTGTAAGGGTCAATAATCAGGGCATTTATACCATGTCTTTTTATAAGACCTTTAGCCGCCTCTAATATAGAATCAATAGAAAAAACATCTCCATCAGGCCTAATCCAATGATAATGCTCTGCAATAAAATCTTTAGCATAATTTAGTTCAGTTTTACTCATTCTTTCATACTTTGTTATCTTTCTAAATGATTTCCCAGTAAACTTCTCGGCTAATACAGAGAAGTGTAGCTGTAATGGAAAATGCTCTGGACTAAATACACCAAACTTCCATCCATGTTGAGCAGATAGTTTCATACATATATGCTCTAAGAAGTTAGATTTACCATGAGTTGGAACTCCAGTTATCACTGTTAATTGAGATGTGGTGAAGCTAAACAAGTTATCAAAATCTTTATGACCAACAGTAACCCCTCTTTCAAGCCCTGTTTCATACAAGCTGTCAATGTCAGCATTAAACGAATCAAGGCTTAGGACTCCCTCTAAGGGATAAGCTTGAGCTTGGTCTATACATTGCTCAACTGTTGATTTATGATACTTAACAAGCACCTCATTGATGTCCTTACAGTCTTCTGGGTATGAAACTCTATAGCATATATCTCTACCTATCCTTCTTGCTAATTCTTCTTGAAGTTTTTTGCCTGGCTCATCATTATCTAATGCAAGATAAACTCTCTCTAAGTTCTCAGGAAAATCTTTTAAGTACTCCATCTTTAAATTACTAGCACCATTAGGAACTGAAACGCAATTCATAAAGCCTGCTTCATAAAAAGCTAATTTATCCATTTCACCTTCAACGATTATAGCAGTTGAATCTCCTATTAAGTCATCTAAACCATACATAATTCTTTCGGCATTTTTAACTAGCTTGAAGTTTTTTGCCCCATCTCTATACTTCACATTAATAAGTTCGTTATTCTTGAAATAATTAAATTGTATAGTATGAACTTCCTTGCTTACTTGAGGCATATATTCACTGCCTTCCGTTATCTTATTATCGGTAAGTGTTTTTTCTGAGATACCTCTACCTAAGAACCAAGACACAAGTTTTGAAGTATATTTACTTTGTGACTTTCTCACTTTTGGTTTTACATATATTTTAGACTCCATATAGTTGTTTTGTTTTTTTAAACCTCCTGTCCATCCACAGTTGTGGCAATTCCAAACCCCCTCATCTATGTTAACTGACAAGCAGGTATCATTTTTTTTCTTCCTATCATGAGAACATTTAGGACAAGTTGTTTTTACCTGACCTGAATTTCTTTTTATTTTTATGCCGTATTCGTAAAACCCCATTAAAATATCATTCCATCAAATTTACCTCCAGTAAAACCCTTCTTCTTTGAGTCATCTTTAATCTCATCATCCCAACACCCTTGATTTAACCAAGTAATAGGATTTTTCCTATACTTAACATCTGGAGTTGATGCCACATATTTAGATACAACATCAACACATTTTTGACAAACATCAACCTTTAATGCCATAAATTTCTTCTGAGAAGCTCCTTTCCCAACCTTCTTATTATATAATCCCCACCAAGAAATAAACAGTTCTTCTTTTTTATTATTAAGTATTGTATTATTATATTGGACAGTTTTGTCTAGGGGGGTTGGACAGTTTTGTCTAGGGGGTGCGACAGTTTTGTCTATGGTGTTTTTTGTTAGTTTAATAGTCCTTTTCTCTACTTTAGATGAACTATCTCTAATCATTGAGACTGAAATAAATTCAAAGTTTTTAAGCTGATTAATATGCCTACTAACACTTCTATTACTTATCTCAAATAAATTAGAAAAATACTCGTTTCCAGCCCAACAGTAACCTTTATTGTTAGTCAAGCATGTAATCTCGGCATAAATCAATCTTTCAATAGGTTTAAGCTTTTTACAATACCTTACATCAGCAGGTATTATGGCGTAATAATTTGGTTTTTCTTTCATTTTGTTTTGTTTTAGTTTGGAGGAGGCCATATTACCTCCCCCATAAATTTACCTTTCTTTAGAAGGGCATGTCATCATCTGCCGTTACAGCCTTTGCTTTTTGATTGGTTTTTGGAGTAGGTTTCCAAGGGTCAATATAAGCGTAATGGGTAACACCCTTTTCACTTGGCATTTTTCTTTTTGAAATAACAATATTCACCCAACCATTGTCGTCCTCTTGCTTTAATTGCTCTATAAAGTCTTTAGTAGCAATACTTGCTTTTAATTGTGTTCCACCATTATCAAAAGTTTTTTCTTTGATAACAAGTCCGTTTACATACTTTTTTTCTACCATTTTTTTACTATTTTTATTTTTTGAAACGATTAAGGTTGTTCCATTCACCTGTTTATTGTATTCTTCATTAAAAAAATCTTCTCTATACATTTTATTAGTTTTTCATTAATGATAATTGTCTCTTTTTCAAAACCTCTAATTGCTGCTCAATTTGAAATATTTGTTTACTCATTATATCTAAACTAACATCTGAATAGTGTGATGAGTATTCTTCTGAAACTGCATTGTAAATGTCTCTATATTTTTTATAGAACCTTACATTATCTTTAAATTTTCTTTCATAAGATATAACTGAAGAATGGTCTCTACCCACAAGCTCACCAGCCCTCTTATAAGTACATCCAGTTTCTGACTTTAACATACAGCCTAATATCCCTCTAGCTATAACAAGACTACTACTTCTTGATGAACTTCTGATTTCTTCAATAGTTAAATTACACGCCTTTGTAACTATCTTTATTAATGTTTCCTCTTGATTACTCATAGTAAAATTTCTCATCACTTAAATTTTTTGATTTATTATATATATCTCTCATTTTCTCTCCTTCAAGTCTATCTTCAACATAATGTAATGCAGCTAAAAATCTCTCTTTACTGTTTTTGTATTTTCTAAACTTTTTATCTTCATTGTCTAAAACTTCTGTTATTTTTAAACCTACCTCTCTAAAACAAAGTTGAAGGTATTTAGTTCTAATTGTTGTTCTATGCAACCTTTCTCCTAACATTCCTAGGGCATCCCATTTGTTGTTCTTGTAATACAAGACTGGCTTGTCTGACCATAATTTTAATGGCATTTTAGACAGAAAGATTATAAAATCTTCCATTGGGGGATACTCTACAAGGTCGGGAATATCCTCATTCACCATCTCTTTTAGAACTTTAGAAACATGCCTATAGTTTAATTCATTCTTTGAACATGCCTGATTTAAACATTCTTTCCAGTTGGTGTTTAGGGTCTCTTGGGTTGTCGTTTTCTCTAAGGTCTTTGATAATTTCATCTGCTTCATTTTGTTTTAATTCGTTTAAGTTAATATTTTTATATAAAAAGTTTGCTGATGAGGTTATAAGGAGACCTTCTATAATTCCTATTTGCCACCCACTACAAGGTTCATCA